TTACCCGATTTGTGCCACCGGGGAATCGTCGCTGCTTAGTTTGATGGCGGTGGATTTTTTGAGATACGCATCCAGACGGTTGATCTTCTTCTTTTTGAATTTTTTGTCGAGGGAGGTGTAAATGCCAAGGGTCACGGTGATGTCTTTGTGGCCCATCTGATCGCGGGCGGTGAGGACGTCCACACCGGCAAAGTACATCAGGGTGCAGAAGGTGTGGCGGAGCTGGTGTGGCGTAAAGGTATCAATGACCATGGGCAGACCACCGGGGCGGTTCTTGTTCTGCTTGCCACCGTAACCGTATTTGACATTGAGATCCCGCATATAGCTTTCCCACAGACGCTTCCAGCCCTGTTCCGTCATCCGCTGGCCTTTATCGTTGTGCAGCACATACAGGCAGTCGTCCCGCTGCGTTCTGAGGTAGTCCACCAGAATCTTCGGGATACTGACCACGCGGGACCCGGCGGCGGTCTTCGGTTTCTTTGTGCTCTTGCCGGTGAAGTTGTATCCTTTGGTGACCGTGATCGTGGCTGTGTCCAGATCGACGTCGGCCCATGTAAGGGCGGTAGCTTCGCCACGGCGAAGGCCAGAGTACAGAAGCAGCATCGCGGCCCGCTGGGCCTTGTGCGGCGTTTCCCGGATCCACTGTTGCTGTTCTTCCGAAATCGGCTCACGGGGCTCCGCAGGGGCCCCGGCGGGGCAGGTGACTTTGATGATGGGATTATAGAGCACGATCTCCGGGATCGCGAGGTCATACGCCGCCTTGGCACTGGAACGCAGATTGGTCGGCGTGAAGTGGGACAGGGGAGGCTTGCCGTCGTGCCAGTCGGCCAGATCGTTCAGCACCCGCTGGAAGTCGGCGGCTTTCAGCTCCCCGGCGGGCATATCCTTCAGGGCACCCCATGCGTCGCGGTTGTCCTCGTAGCGGGCAAGGCTTTTCTCGCCGATGCCCTTGGCCTTTTTGACCGCGATCAGGTTGTCGTACAACTTGCCCAGCGTCGCGTTGCTCTGCTCCGGATCGAGGCCCTTGCTGATGGCAGCACGATATTCTGCGGCGGCCGCTTTGGCTTCCCGCTCCGTCGCGCCGTAGAAGGACTTGAATTTCTTGTTGCCGTCCTCGTCTTTCCCGATGTAGACCCGGTAGCGGTAACGGCCATCCGTGTTCTTCTTGTTCCTTGCCATAAAAATTTCAGCTCCTTTGGGTCAGGCGCGAACGGATGTGGTATAATAACCTTGTCAGATACGCACCCATGATATGAATTCTCCTTTTTAGTTTCCTACATTCTGATTTCTCATTGGTATCGACTACGCAGAACTTCCCGGCAGACTTCCGACATCTGCCGGGATTTTCTGTTCTTTTGGGTCAGATGCAGGAAAGTGTGCTATACTGAAAAAGCAGCCGGGGCCGCCAGACTCCGGCATGTGACCTCCTTATTTGAGCGGTGGAATGCTTTACACGGGAGACGCCCCGTTGGTATTGACGGATACCAACGGGGTTATTTTTTGAGGAACCTTTTCCATTTTGGAAACGGTTGCACTCTAAGAGATAAAACCCTATGAACTGTGCCATCTCCATGCGTGACGGAATCCTTTTGACTCTGCTTCCTGAACAGTTGACGCATAACAATCACCGTCATCCGGTTCAACCATTACACGATCGTATTGCTGGTCAAATGGAAGATGATAAATTTTTTCTCCGTTCTTGGAGATATTGCATTTGATAAGTGGATATTCTCGAAGAGGGTAGTTTTCCACAACAGTTATATGCAAATAGTCAGCGCAGGACTTAGCGAGTTCGGAAAGTGTAGTGGTTGTTATGAATAAGCCAGAAACGCGCTTATCTGGATTTTCGAGCTTTTGCAAAATCGTTGTTCCATATAGTTGGAAAATATGTTTTTCGTGAATCGTCTTTTCCGTAGACCACCGTTTGCATTGGATTACAAACAATTTCTTTCCTTGCGTAACAATCAAATCACGTCCCATATCTTCAAGACCTTCTGTAGCACCAAAATAACGAACCTTATAACCTTTTCTTTCATAGCAATATCCAACGTATCGTTCGTACTCTATACCAATCTGCCAATTGGTCTTTTGACGTTTTGTATATCGCTCTAATGCTAATTGAAGACGTTCAGCAGACGGAAGAGATTGATACTCCTGCGGAGAAAGCCATTTTTTCAGAGAAGAGTATTCACTATCTGGCGCTGTATCTACGGATGCAAGCTGTTGGAGATCTTCAGAACTGATTTCCTTAAACTCTGCCAACCATGGAAAAGCCGTTTCATAAAGATTCAATTGATACTCTTGAAGTTTGCACTGCTCTTGAAGTAATCGCTTTTGTTTGGCAATCTCTCGAACTTTCTCGGCTGCGGTAAAAGCCGGACGGGATTTGTTTTTTAGGCAATCTGAATATTTCAAATCAGCCATGTAAAGACAATCGGCAAACTGTTGAGCAAGGAATGGATTACAAGCGATAGACGAATTGATAACAGCTTGAATCGAATGTTCTTGGTCATCAAGACGCTCTTTCCGAGAAGTCAGTTCATTTTCCAATGAATTGAGACTTGCCTCTCGGTTGGAAAGAAATTTCTTCTGTTCTTCTGTTAATGATTCCTCAATATTCTTTTGGGCCTCATCGAATTGTCGATTTTTGTATTCATAGCTGTTCTTGTGACGAAAATAGTCAACCCGAAGAGCCATTTCTTTTTCCTTATATTGTTTTTCTAATATTTCATTCTTGTCTTGAAGTGCCTTGTATTGCTGCTCCAATTGACCGAGTTGCTGTTGACGCTGCTCTACTGCAAGAGATAATTTTTCAGTACGCCGTTTTATTAAAGTAGCGGTTTCATCGTCTGAAGCACGTTCTCTTTGCAAACGGAGGTACTCCATCTGATTGACAGACTCACGTAGAACTTTAAGTTGGTGCTGGTTTTGATCACGCTCTTCTTTTTGCTTTGCAATCTCGTTAGCGAGCTGTCGGGATTGCTCTGTTCTTAATTCGCGTTCCGCTTTCTTACCACGCGAATTCCCAACAAAATAGGCGATAATACAGACACCTAAACAACAACTGCCAATCAAAAAATAATCCATAATAACTCCCCCTAATAAAATACACACCATTAAATTAGGAGAAGGAATTTAGAAATGGAAGTGTCAAAATAGCCAAAATAATTAAAGAATGTTTGTTTTGTTGCGTCTGCAACGAAAAAGGCTCTTGTGCAGCACCGCACAGGAGCCTTTTTGCTTAGTGGTGCCGCAGAACATGACGGAAAAAGACTACTGATTCATGGCCTTCTTGCGGACAGAGACACTTGAACCAACTCGAATCTGCTCCTGCCGTTCTGCTTCTTCAACATTGGCAGTCAGATGAACCACAAAGCGCTCCACGGCTCGCTTGTCGGCATCAGACAGCTCCAAATAAGTCTCAAGAAGCTGGCGGCCATACAGTCCGAGATCGTATTTGTTAGAAAGCTGGTCAATCAAGTCCGTATTTTTCTGGCTGAACATTTGCCCAGTTCCATATCGCAGCCATTCTTCGTTGACATTAAATTCACGACAAATAGAGCGGAGCAACGCTTCGGTCAGTCCGCGGTCACCTTTTTCTATTTTAGAAATAGCAGTACCACCAATACCAATTCTTTCGCCAAATTCAACCTGATTAAGCCCTAATGCCTTTCGTAAATCACGAAGTCTATCGTTCACGAAAATCACCTCCTTGTGCATAGAGTAGCACAAAAAATCCCCTTTGGCAAGTTTCTTGGCGAAATATATTGACAAAATAGCCATAGTCGAATATAATTTAGCCAGAGGCAAGAGCCAAAGGCGAAAATAATCTTGTCAAAGGGGGATTTTGAATGATGCAATCAACCGAAACCACCCGGATGGTGGAATTACTTACCACGGCAACAAAGCTGCCGGAGCCGATGCAAGCGCTGGCATTGGGTTATGCAAAGGGGTTGGCGGACGCGGAAAAACTCCGCTCTCAACCATCTGATCCGAAGAAGAGCGCATGAAAGGAGGGAGCAAGGTGGCAGAAGACATGAAAAAGCCCTGCGAGCCTGTGGAAAAGGCTGCAAGGACTACAACGAGTTGGGAATCTTTCGTTACAAGAAAAACAACCAGACGCTGGAAGCAGCACGGACCCTTTGGGCGTTTCTTCCTGCATGGATGGCCGCAAGGGATATGGCGTCTGTTGATGCAAAGTACAATAAACAAATTTCCGGGTTGATCGCTGAGAATACTGCAATCGTTTTGAAGGTAGCTCAAGAGATGGCCGGATCGGAACCGGAAGCGGATGAGTAAAGCGATGGGCGCACTATTGGCCGGGATTGTTGCGGTATTGGTAATTCGGACTGGAATGCGACTCGGCGAACCTGTGCTGATTGTTGGCGGTTTTCTGCTAATGATACCGGGAATCATGCTGGCACGAGGAAAATGAACGAAAGGAGATTACCAAATGAAAAAGGCGAAGATCTGGGATGCGCGGCAGTTACCCGCGTTTCTGACGCCGAAGGAATACAGCGCACTGATGGGCATTGACCCGAAGACGGTGCAGCGGATGTGCCGGACGGGCCAGCTGCCCGCCCACAAGGAAGGGCCGCGGCTGTGGCGCATCGATAAGAATGCCGCGCTGGCGTGGCAGAAAGAATTCCAACAAGAAAGGCCCGCCGGTGCTGGAACACCGACGAGCCTCAAGGTGACAGGTTGATTTTGCGAACCGCCTATCACCACAAATTTACCACAGAACAGGAGAAATTGCAAATGAAAAAGAAGTTGAAGGCGAATGCCTACTACATGGGTTCCATCCTGCTGGGGGTGGGCATGCTGGTGTGTGCGTCCGGCATTGAGCACAGCGAGGGCTTGGTGATGTTTGGCTGGCTGGCCGCAGCGCTGGTACTGGGCAGCGTGGCCCTTGGGCTGGCCGCGAAGGGCCTTGTGGCCGAGCAGCAGCCGGACGAGGGCCAGAAGGTACACAAAGCACCCACCGGCACCGTGACAGCGGGCCGCCGCAGCGGGAGAAAGGCGGGGTGAAGAAGCATGAAGGTGAAGAGAACCGAGGAAGTTGATGTCCAGCAGTTCCGTGTGGGCGACATCATCCACTTTGAGCTGTCCGATGGCGAGAAGGTGGAGATGCTGGCCGTGAAGGAAGAGGACGAGGGCATGATCTTCTGTTCTTCGGACTGTCTAGAAAAAGAGTGCAGAATGAACAGGAAAAACACCAATGCGGGCGGCTGGGATGCCTCTTATTTGCGGAAGAAACTGAACGGTGAAATCCTTGACCGCTTCCCGCAGGAGATCAGGGAGCAGATGCTGCCTTTTGAAAATGGGGATCTCCTGCGTCTGCCGACGGAGAAGGAAATCTTCGGAAAAAACCCATACGGAGATGAAGAGTCTGAAGACGTGACGCAGTGGGAACCCATGAAGCGGCGGAAAAACCGAATGGCGTCTCAGGGGTTGAACAGTGGATTGATGTGGTACTGGCTCAAGAAACCGAAGAGGAAAACGGTGGACTCTTTCATGGGCGTCAACAGCCATGGAAATGAGGCAAAATCCAACGGAAGTCTTGCCCTTGGTGTTCGTCCCGTCCTCAAAATCAAGAATCCGATGCCTACACCTGCCACCCAGTGCCCTGACTACGGCGGCTGCTGTGACTATGGCCGCCCCTGCTGCGATGACTGCCTTTGCCATGGCAACTCCGACCATCCCGGCGGCTGCAAGGAAAGAGAAGGGCGGGGTGAAAAGTGAACGGGGAAAATGTAACAACCATCCCGGAGACCATGACCCCGGCGTTTGATTACACTGTTCTGCCCGCCAACATGTGCACCGTGATTCGGGCCAACACAGAGGAATTTACGTTGCACATGAACCGGAGCGTGCAGGAGTACGGACAAGCGTGCGTGAATGTGATGAATGTCCATGCGGCGCTGGCCGACCGGTACAGCGGGCGTTGGGCACAGTGGTGCCAGTCGGTCGGGCTGAGCATCCGCAGCGCGACCCGGATGGTGGAGGTTGGGAGCAACGTGATGGGTTCGGCCAAATTGGCCGAACTTGTGCAGGACGGCCAGATCGGAAAGAGTCTGCTGCAAGCCATCTGCGCCCCCAGCGCGGAGCCGGAGGCGGTCGATCAGGTACTTTCGGGGGATATCACGACGCATAAGGAGTATCAGGAACTTTTGGCCCAGCTGAAGGCTGAGAAGGAGCGGGGTGCCGCCGCCGAGGCGCGGGAAGAGGAAGTCTGGAAGATGCACGAGGAGGCCAAGCAGCGGGCCGAAACGGCAGAGAGCCGCTACAAAGCAGCCTTGGCAGATGTAAACAGCCTTGCAGAGGCGAACCAGCAGAAGAATAAAGAGCTGGAGGCTGCAAGGAAAGACCTTCGCGCAGCGAAGGACTGCTATTCTGTGGCCAAGAAGAACGAAGCGTTCCAGTGCGAGCGCATCAAAACCCTGCAAGAGGAAAATGCCGCCTTGAAAAAGCAGCCCATCGCCGCTGTGGTGGACGAAGAGGAAATGGATAAGCGTGCCCACCAGCAAGCCTATGCCATTGCCGCCGACATGACCGGGGAGCTGCGGCAAAAGCTGGAAAGGATGCAGGAAAACGACGCGGCGTGGGTGCTTCAATCCAAAGACCGGATGGAAAGCGAGTGGGAGCGCATGGTCCCTATGCTGGAACGGATGGAGCCGGACATCAAAAAGGCAGTGCTGGACGGGGTGCTGAAGATGCTGGGCCGAATCCAAGGGCAGGTATTTGCACTGTACCCGGAGGAAGAGGAGGCAGGGCATGAAGTACCGGGTACACATTGAGTGCCGGAGCGCGAAGATGGTGGAGTGCATCGCGTATGTGGTACAGACGGGCAGTGCGAAGGAAGCCAAGGAAAAGGCCCTGCACACGGCCCGGCAGTACTACACGGAGTTTAACGAATTTCGGGCCTACCACGTGGAGGAACTTGGAAAATGACGCTGGAACAATACAAAGCAAAGCTCGATGAAGAACTGAAAGCGATGGACTGGCACGAGCGGGACATCAAGAACAGCCGCGCTTACAAGGTGCTGAGCGCGGCAGCGCTGGATCGGGAAAACGTACCGATGGAAGAATGGCTTAAATTGAACGCATATTTTTACAAGCGCGTTAAGGAATTGCAAGGGTGACACGGAATGGATGGGACTCAGTGTGCCCATGTGTTCGAGATCACGCAGCCGGGATGTCTGGTCTGTGCCGGACGGAACCGAAGCTGCGAAAAATTTGTAGAACGGAGAATGTCGGATGAAAAAGAAAATGAATCTTGCGGCAGAGATCGACCTGACGCAGGACAGTGTGGTGCAACTGACGTGCTGGTGCGGGCAGATCGCCCTACACGAGCTGTGGGGGCTGGGGCGTGTGCGGCTGGATCGGATCACCCGGCGGCAGGAGCAGCTGGGCAACGAGAGTCTGGCCGTGGTGATGGTGCCGGATCGCAACGGGATGCCCCAGACCGAAAAGGCCCGGCAGCTTCGGGCGGAGGCGCTGCCGGAGGGCGTGCCGGTGGAGTTCCGGGTCCCGGCGCTGCGCACCCCGCGCACCCGACGGGAGCAGCAGCTCAAAATGGTGGGCGACCGGGCAGCCACGATGGCGTGGCAGTTGATGGCGCTGGCCTGTGTGCAGGAGCTGGGCTTCGGGGCGGAGCGGCTGAATCGGCTGTACCGGGAAATGCGGCACAACTATGAGCAGCTCAACGAGTGGGGCAAGGCCGACGGCATCGAGGTGGCCATGGAAAAGCTGCGGCGCTGCGCGTGCGAGGCGTTGCAGACCGAGGAGATCGTGGTGGAGAACATCGACGACGAGAAGACCGTGCAGACTCTGAGCCGGAGCTATCAGGCGCAGGAAGACGAGTTCCTGAAGCTGGCCGTGATGATGGCCGCCGGACGGCGGGCCGGAAAGCAGGGCAGGGCGGCGCTGCCGCTTTCCGGCGACGAGGTGCGCCGGAAGATCGAGGCGGCGAAGGCACAGATGGACACCGGGGCCTACCGGAGGAGGGGTTGAGATGGGCGCGAGCAAGTACATTTACACCGTCTACGACGCGAAGACGGGGGAGTATGTGGCAAAGGGGACGGCGGCGCAGCTGGCCGGGAAGGGCATTTTCAAGGACGCCGGGAGCGTTTCCACCTGCTACCTGAGCAACCGGAAGACCGACAAGCCCCGGCGCTGGCGGATGGAGAGGGTGGAGGTCGGCCCTCTCAGCGCGCAGTCCGGCACAGCCGGAGCTGCTTGCAGCTCCCCCGAAGTGGGAGCTCTGCTTAGAGGAACCCCTCAGTCTGCGTTGCAGACAGCTCCCCGACGGGGAGCAGATGAACCTCAAGACACGGGTGCGCCGCAGCGGCGGGTATACATTTACACGGTCTGGGACATGGCCGGGAAGCTGCTGGGCGAAGGCACTGCGCAGGAGCTGGCAGTGAAGGGGATCTGCGGCTGCAAGAGTACGGTGGGCAACATCTACCGGCAGGGCGGCAAGAGCAAACGGTTCGGCGTTGGCAAGATGACCCGGCGGGAAGAGATGCGGCCGCTCCAGTTGAAACCGTACAAGCATCAGAAGCCGAACCCAAAGCCGGAACGGCGGCGGGTGGAGCCGGACGAGCCGTGCAAGATTCCAAATCCGACGCCGTTACAGCTCGACGTGCACGACCTGTGCCTCTACAACCGCAAGGCCCGGAAGCAGGGAAAGCCGGAGCTGAGCTATGGCGGCTGGGCGGCAAAGGGCAAACCGGGGAGACCTTAACGGGCCTGTGTTTCAATGAAGGGCAACGGATACGATGGACAGGAAAGGGTCCACCGTATCCGTTACTTTTCATAAACTGACACCTTATAAAAAAGAAGGGGTGCAAGGCCCCTTTGGGGAGCTTGTATACCCGTTATTTTTGTGACGGTGGGGACCGTCAGAAGAGAAAGAACACCGGAAGTGAAGGGCCAGCAGGAGGGCAGCGGGATGAGATGCAACTACATCCGCGAGAAAAAGATACTCTGCGGGGATGAGTACATGGCTGTGGGCGTCTACTCCATCACGCCGACCGAGCACAGCACCCGGCGGAAGAAGAGCAAGGAGTCCACCGAGGGGCAAAAAGCCAAGAACAAAATGGCTTCCCTGCGGAACCGGCAGCGGGTGGCGCTGGCGAATTTCGACAAGCGGGGATTCTTCCTGACCGGAACCTACGATGACCCCTACCTGCCGGAGGACATGGAAGAGTGTCTGCGGGACGTGAGGAACTACCGGCGGCGGGTGATCGCGGCGACGTGCAAGAGGTTCGGCGTGGAGAAGAAGCACATCCGCCTGATGCTGGTGGCTGTACGGAAGGGCGAGGCCGGACGGCTGCACATGCACGGCTTTGCTGAGTGCTGGGGCATGGGAGACGCCGAGCGCCGGGAATGGCGGGAGATGCTGGAAGACCTGTGGCGGCGGCGAATTCCCGGAACCAACGAGTTTGAGCCGCAGGGCACCATGAACGTTGACAGAATGGACATGGGCAAGCTGTTGGGCAAGGACGGCGGGAACGGAACGCTGGGCTACCTGTACGGGCACAAAGAACGGATCTGGGTGGAGACCAGCACCCTGCGCCGCCCGGCGGAACAGCCCCCCAACGACACCCGGTGGAGCCGGAAGCAGCTGCGGACCGCGTGCGGAGAGATGGCGCAGGATGCCTATTGGTGGGGCCAGCGGTTCCCCGGCTGGGAATTGCAGAAGTGCGTGGTGCTGGAGCCGGGAGAGCTGCACGAATCGCCGGGCCGCGAACGGCCGGACGGCTGGGAGCGGAACGAACCGCAATGTTATGTGATCCTGCGGCGGGTGCACGCTGCATCTGCGAAACCTCGCACCTGACAGAACCGATACTGGTATTTTGCGTTGAAACACGCGCCTAAAGGGGGGGCGGTGCCGTGACGAAAGAACAGAAAAAGGCCACACGAAAGGCTCTGCGGCAGTATGCCGAGGGGCCTGTTCGTGCTGCGTGGGCCGAGGTGATCGAAGGGGTGCTGCGGCACTACGAGGCCGTGGAACCCTTGTGCGCCCAGCTGCTGAGGCTGCGGTATCTGGAAGGCAAGACGGAGGACGAGGTGGTGCCCGCGCTGTATGTGAGCCGCAGCACCTACTACCGCAAGGAGCTGGAAGTGCTATCGACGGTAGCGGTGGAAGCGGCGAGGCGGGGGCTGCTATAGCCGAAATGTTTCAAGTATTTTTCTGCGACGTGTTGTGGTAGGCTGGTAGACAGAAGAAAAACCTCTCAGTCGGCGCAAAGCGCCGCCAGCTCCCCTAGTAGGGGGGAGCCCTTGGCAGGTCGGTTTTGGCTGTGCTGGGTGAATGGGGTTCGACCGATCGGGAACGGTTGGGCTCCGCGACAGAGGGAAGGTGGGTATATGACGAAAAAGCGGGCGTATTGCAAGAACACGGTGCAGGGCAGCCAGCGGGGGCGGAAGTACCCGCCGAAGCTGCGGGCCGAAGTGGTGATGGCGATGGTGGCGTCGAACAACGTCTGCGCGGTGGCGCGGCGGTACAAGGTGCCGGAATCCACCATCCGCTCATGGCTGGCCGAAGAAGCAGCCAAGGGCGACGCCTTTGCCGAGGCGAGACAGGCGGCGGCGCGGGAAATCGCGGTACGGGCGTCCATCGGGGCCAAGGAACAGGTGGCCTATCTGCAAGGCCGGGTGGCGGAGAGCCAGCGGGCGGCAGAAATTCGGGCGAAGCTGGACAAGCGGCTGGAAGAGGGCGTGCGGGCAGGAGACGCCGAGGTGGGAGCCTTGCTCAAGACCGAACAGGAAGCTCTGGCCGACGCCGCCGAGGTGGGGCTTGTGGTCTACAACAGCCCCGGCAGCTACGACCGGAAGCTCTTGGACAACGACCGGCGGCAGCTCGAAGCACTGCGGGAGCACTACGACGGCCTGACCATGGACGACAAGAACGCTGCCAACGTGGCGCGGGTATTGATGGACGTGGCCGAAAAGGCGGCGGCGCTGACCCCGACGGCCAAAGCGGCCGACGAGACCGAAGAGGCCCCGCCGATGATCTGCATCGGAGCCGAAGGAACCGGGGACGAGGCGGAGGTCGAGGTGGAATAGGGCCCCCGATGGGGAGCGCATGGGGAAGCAGGTGAGTGAAACGGAACGCAGGAAAGTGATCTGGAAGCCGCAGCCGAGGCAGCTGGCATTTATGGCCCGCACCGAGGACGAAGCGCTGTACGGCGGGGCTGCGGGCGGCGGCAAGAGCGACGCACTGGTGATCGAGGCGCTGCGGCAGGTGGATATTCCCCACTACCGGGCGCTGATCCTGCGCAAGACTTTCCCCCAGCTGCGGGAGCTGATCGACAAGACCATGCAGTATTACAAGCCCTGCTTCCCGAAAGCGCGGTACAACGGCTCGAACCACTGCTGGACCTTCCCCAGCGGGGCGAAGATCTATTTCGGCAGCCTGAACCACGAAAAGGACAAGTACAACTACCAAGGCCAGCAGTACGATTTCATCGGATTCGACGAGCTGACCCATTTCACGTGGGCGGAGTACAGCTACCTCATGAGCCGCAACCGCCCCAACGGCCCCGGCACGCGGGTCTACACCCGCGCCACGGCCAACCCCGGAGGCGTGGGCCACGGCTGGGTGAAGGCAAGGTTCATCACCCCGGCCCCGCCCGGCACACGGATGGTGCAGTACGTGAAGGTCAAGACGCCGGAGGGCGGGGAGATCGAGCAGCGGCGCACCCGCATCTTCATCCCCTCCACGGTATTCGACAACAAGGCGCTGCTGGCCAACAACCCCGGCTACCTCGGCAATCTGGCCGCGCTGCCGGAGGCGGAAAAGAAAGCGCTGCTGTACGGCGACTGGAACAGTTTCACGGGGCAGGTGTTCACCGAATGGCGGAACGACCCGGAACACTACGACGACCAGCGGTACACCCACGTGATCCATCCGTTCCGCATCCCGGTCCACTGGCGCATCTGGCGCGGGTACGACTTCGGCTATGCGAAGCCGTTCTCGGTGGGGTGGTACGCGGCGGACGAGGAAGGGCGGCTCTACCGGATCAAGGAACTGTACGGCTGCACCGGGACCCCCAACGAGGGAACGAAGGTGAACCCGGTGGAACAGGCCCGGATGATCCGGGAGGCGGAGGAGAACGACCCGATGCTGCGGGGGCGGGTCATTACCGGCGTGGCAGACCCGGCCATCTTCGACGAGAGCCGGGGCGAAAGCATTGCGGCCATGCAGGAGAAAAGCCCGAATTTTTTACACTGGATGCCCGGCGACCACACGAGGCTGGCGGGCAAGATGCAATTCCACTACCGGCTGGCCTTCGACGAAGAAGGCAAGCCGATGTTTCAGGTCTTCGACACCTGCAAGCACTTCATCCGCACCATCCCGAATCTGGTCTACGACGAGAGCCGGGTGGAGGACATCGACACGACGCAGGAAGACCATATCTACGACGAGTGCCGGTATGTGCTGATGGAGAACCCCATCAGCCCCCGGCAGCATATGGAAGCTCCGCTGCTGCGGGACGATCCGCTGGAACTGGATGGGAGACGGACGAAGTTCTATAGGGTGTAGGAAGCTGGTCCTCTCAGCGCGCAGTCCGCCTGACGGCGGCGCTGCTTGCAGCTCCCCCAAAGTGCAACGGCGACGACCGCCGCCAGTGGCGGAAGCAGGGAGGAGCTGTTGGGGCAGCGGCCAGCAGGATGCGAGCAAAGCGAAGCAGACGCTGGGAGCCGCAACCCGTAGAGCTCTGCTTAGAGGAAGCCCCTTAGTCTGCGTTGCAGACAGCTCCCCGATGGGGAGCATTTGGGAGAAGGGAGAACCAATGGAAGACGAAGTGATTCTGGCTGCCGAAGACGTCATCGGCACCGAAGAGGTGGCGAAGGCGGCGCAGGTATTGCAGCAGTACAAGAGCGGAAAGGCCGCGCTGGACAGCCGGATCGTGGACAACGAACTGTGGTTCCGGATGCGGCACTGGAAGAACTACAAAAACAAGATGATGGAGGACAAGCCCACCCCGGCGAGCGGGTGGCTGTTCAACTCCATTGCCAACAAACACGCCGACGCCATGGACAACTACCCGGAACCCAACGTGCTGCCCAGAGCGGCGGACGACGAGAAGACGGCGAAGGTGCTCTCGAAGGTGCTGCCGGTGGTGCTGGAACAGGCGGACTACGAACAGGCCTACAGCGACACATGGTGGCGCAAGCTCAAGCAAGGCACCGGCGTGAAGGGCATCTTCTGGGACCCGACGAAGCGCAGCGGCATCGGAGACATCGCCATCAAGAGCATGGACATCCTGATGTTGTACTGGGAGCCGGGCGTGATGAACATTCAGGAATCGCCGAACCTGTTCAGCCTGAGTCTGGAAGACAACGACCAGTTGAAGGCCAAATGGCCCCAGATGGACGGCCACACCGGGAGCACGCTGGAAGTGGCCAAGTACATCCACGACGAACACATCTCCACCGCCGACAAGAGCGTGGTGGTGGATTGGTACTACAAAAAGGCCCGCCCGGAGGGGCAACCGCTGCTGCATTACTGCAAGTTCTGCAACGGGGTCGTCCTCTACGCCAGCGAGAACGACCCGCAGTATGCCGACCGGGGGTTCTACGATCACGGCCAGTACCCCTTTGTGTTCGACCCGTTGTTCATGGAGGAAGACAGCCCGGCGGGCTTTGGGTACATCGACGTGATGAAGGACACCCAGACCGCCATCGACGAGATGAATCACGCCATGGACGAGAACATCAAGCTGGCGGCGAAGCCCCGCTTTTTGCTGAGCGACGCGGCGGGGGTGAACGAAGAGGAACTGGCGGACTGGTCCAAGGACATCGTGCACGTGGCCGGGGGCATCCGGGACGGCATCCTGAGCCCCTTGCAGACGGCGGGCTTGCAGGGCAACTGCATCAGCTACCGGGACGCGCGGGTGAGCGAGCTGAAGGAGATCAGCGGCAACCGGGACGTCTCGCAGGGCGGCACCACCAGCGGCCTGACGGCGGCTTCGGCCATTGCGGCTTTACAGGAGGCGGGTTCGAAGCTCTCCCGCGATATGCTGAAGAGCGCCTACCGGGCCTTCGCGAAAGAATGCTACCTCATCATCGAGCTGATGCGGCAGTTCTACGACGAAGAGCGGGTGTACCGTATCACGGGGCCGACGGGCCAGACGGAGTTCGTGCCATTTTCCGGCCAAGCGCTGCGGCCCCAGCCGGTTGGCATGGTGGGCGGCGTGGAGCTGGGGGCCCACGAGCCGGTGTTCGACATCACGGTGAGCGCGGCGAAGAAGAGCACCTTCAACCGCCTCTCCCAGAACGAGACGGCAAAGGAATGCTACCAGCTGGGGTTCTTCGCCCCGGCCAACGCGGACGCCGCACTGGCGGCGCTGGACATGATGGACTTTGAGGGCATCGAGAAGGTGCGGGAGCGGGTGCAGCAGAACGGCACCCTCTACCAGCAGCTGCAACAGGCCATGGAGCAGGTGCAGAAGATGGCCGGGCTGCTGGATCAGATGACCGGCTCCAACATGAGCGCAGCGGCAGGAGCGGCCGCACAGGCTGCCGGGGCATCCGGCGGAGGCAGCGGCGGGACCAGCGAGGGGCTGAGCGCCACCAACGGCCTTGGGGCACAGGTGGGCAGCGGCGGCAACAGCCTTGCCACACAGGCGGCGAAGCGGGCCATGAACGTGAATAACCCGAATAAGTAATTTTTCAGGAGGAGCAAATGATTCAGATCGTTTACGAAGTGAATCCGGAAAACGGCAGAATGATGCTGCGTGCGGCAGGGCACGCGGGATATGCCGAGAAGGGCAAGGACATCGTGTGCGCCGGGGTATCGGCGCTGATGCAGACGCTGGCGTACAGTGCGGCGGAGGACGAGAACACATCGGCGAGCTGCCGGCAAATCGGCGGAACCAATGAAATGCGGATTCTGGCTGACAGCACCCCGGATATGCTGGCCAAGTTTGAGCTGGTCGCGGACGGCCTGATCCTGCTGGCGAATGCCTACCCGAAGAATGTGAGCTTCCAAAAGGTGTGCGTCGGGTGCGATGCAGCCATGGAGTTGCAGTTGTTTGCCGAGGGCGGCGATGGTGGCAGCGGAGCCGGAGAAACCTCTCAGTCTGCTGGCGCAGACAGCTCCCCCAGTAGGGGAGCCCTTGGCAGGACGGAAAACGCTGCTCTGGACGAACAAGGCAGTACTGACCCAAAGGCGGAGGGCAGCGGCAGCGAGAACGGCGAAGGCGAAGCGGGCGAGGAGGCCAAGAAGCCCAGCCCGGCGGAGCGGCGGAAGGCGTTCGGGCAGATGATGAGCGGCGAGTACAAGGATCTTGCCGACGAGATGATGCAGAACGCGGTGCAGATCGCGGCGCAGAACCTCGAAGCCAGCCCGGAGATGCGGGGGCTGCTGGAAGCCATCGCAGAGAAGTACGGCACCGACGCCACCGACCTTACGGCCCTGACAGACGCCATCCGCAACGGCGTGGTGAAGGACGATGCGTATTTCGAAAAAATTGCCATGGAAAAGGGCATCTCTGTGAGGACCGCGCGGGAGATGGACAAGCTGGAGACCCAGAACAAGCGCCTGACCGCCCAGCAACAGGCGGCCCAGCAGATGCAGAAAGCCGCAGCCGAGCGGGCCCGGATCGCACAGATTCAGGCCCGGTGGGACGCCGAGGCCGAAGCACTGAAAGCCAAGTACCCGGATTTCGATCGGGAAGAGGTGCTGGCAAACCCGGAAGTGGAGAAGATGATGCGGGCGGGCTGCTCGATGGAAGCAGCCTACCGGGCAGCATACTTTGACCGCCTGATGGCCCGGCAGACTGCCGCAACGGCCCAGCAGACCGAGCAGGGCGTGCTGAACCGGGTGCAGCAGCGGGCCAGCCGCCCGGCTGAGAACGGCACCCGCCCCGGCGGCGCGGTGCAGACCCACCTCGACGTGGAACACATGAGCCGTAAGGACCGCGAGGCGCTGGAAAAACGGGTGCTGCGCGGGGAGATCATTACGTTGTAGCCCTCTCAGCGCGCAGTCCGGCGAAGCCGGAGCTGCTTGCAGCTCCCCCGAAGTGGGAGCTCTGCTTAGAGGAACAAAAATATTTCAGGAGGAAAAAACATGAAGGACAAGACCATGAAGCTGAACCTGCAGATGTTCGCACAGGCCAGCGCACAGTTGCAGAACACCACGACCGCATCCGGCATGAGCGCCGAGATGAAGACCTACTACGAGAAGCGGCTGCTGGATCAGGCGGAACCGGCACTGGTGCACGACCAGTTCGGCGATAAGTACCCCATCCCGGCCAACGGCGGCAAGACCATCGAGTTCCGCAAGTACGACAGTCTGCCCAAGGCGACCACGCCTCTGACCGAGGGCGTGACCCCCGACGGCCAGAACCTGAACGTCTCCACCGTGACGGCAGAGGTGAAGCAGTACGGCGGCTGGACCCCCATCACCGACACGCTGCAGCTGACCGCCATCGACAACAACATCGTTCAGGCCACCAAGATCCTTGCCTCTCAGGCGGGCCGCACCATTGACAGCGTGGTGCGCGACATCCTTGTGGGCGGCACCAATGTCATCTACGCGCCCAAGGTGGCAGACGGCGTACAGACCGAGGTGAAGAGCCGCGCCAATCTGGACAAGACGGCCAAGCTGACCAGCGAACTCATCATGAAGGCGGCGACCCAGCTCAAGGCCATGAACGCCGACCCCATTGATGGCAGCTACATCGCCATCATCCATCCTTACATCTCCTACGACATGCGCAGCGACCCGGCTTGGATCGACGTGCACAAGTACGCCCAGCCGGATGAGATCTACAACGGCGAGATCGGCAAGCTGCACGGTGTGCGGTTCGTGGAGACCAGCGAGGCGAAGATCTGGAAGGACGCTACCTGCCCGGCGGGTCTGGCCGTGTTCGCTACCCTGATCCTCGGCGCACACGCTTACGGCACCACCGAGATCGAGGGCGGCGGCCTCGAACACATCGTAAAGCAGCTGGGCTACGGCGACGACCCGCTGAACCAGCGTGCATCCGTGGGCTGGAAGGCCACCCAGACGGCAGAGCGTCTGGTGGAGCAGTACATGATCCGCATTGAGAGCGTTTCGACCTATTCGGCCAGTGCGTCGGCGAACTAAACGGCGGGAATTTTTCGGTTTTGCAGATTTATATGGGATACGAAAGGAGCCGGGAAAATGGCAGCAGTGAAGAAAGAAAACGACGGTGAAATGGTGAGCATCCGGCTGTTCAGCGACAACGGGCGCTACAAGGGCGACCTGTTCGTGAGCGTGAACGGCGTGAACTACCAGATCAAGCGCGGTGTGACCGTACAGGTGCCGCCGGAGGTGGCGGAAGTGATCCAGCACAGCGAGGAGCAGGACGCCCAGAGCGCCGCGCGGATGGAAGCCATCATCGCACGCGGGGAGTGACCTTGCCCTCTCAGCGCACACAAAATCGAACCCCGGCCCGGCGGCACCGCTGTGCCGGGGATTTTTGATAACCTCTCAGTCAGCGCTCCGCGCTGCCAGCTCCCCTAGTAGGGGAGCCCTTGGCAGGACGGTGGGGCTGTACTGGACGAAAAAGTTTATGGTGTCGGGAGCGGGAGTGCTCCGCGACAGAGAGGAGCTGCCCAATGACGGTAGGAAAAGCAATTGAGCTGGCGGACAAGCTGCGGGCCAACAACGGGTTCGACCGCGAGCTGAAGATCTTATGGCTGCGGCAAGCGGATGCGGGGCTGCGGAAAAGCGTGGTGGAGAAAAGCGACACCGACGCCTTCGACGCTGTGGGCGCGGATGTGCTGTACGACCGGGAAGAGGAGATGCTGCGGCAGGATGCCGAGCTGATGCTGCCCCAGCCTTACGATGACTACTACCCGCACTACCTGAGCGCCCAGATGGACCTTGCCCTCGGCGAGACCGACCGGTATGCCAACGAGATGCAGGTGGCGAACAACTGCCAAGAGGAATTTGCCATCTGGTGCCGCCAGCATTACCTGCCGAAAATGGACACGAAATGGAGGTATTGAAATGGCGCTTCCGAGCGTATACAGCCTTTCGACCGGGCGGAGCAGCCTGACGGCCTTCGGCGGGCTGAATGAGAGCTATGCCTGTGCGGAGGCGGAATTTACCCGGATGCAGAATTTTTCCAGCCGAGGCTATCCGGCGTTACAGACCCGGACGCCCCGGCGGAAGATGGAAGCAGTGGAACACTGCAACGGGATGTACCATCTGAACGGAATGCTCCTGTGCGAGGGGACGACGCTGCGATACAAGGCCGACCATGAGGAAACGCTTGCCACGCCGGCCGCAGAGGAAGAGATCGTGCTGAAAAACGCCGTGAGCGACAGTGAGAAGATCATGGTGGGCATGGGCACGAAGATCATCCTCTTCCCGGACAAAGCAGCTTTTGACACCAAGACCGGCAGCCTGACCCCGCTGGGCGCTGGGTGGGAGAGCACCGGCACTGTGACCCTGACGCCCTGCGATGCGGCGGGCCGGACTTACACCGCCACCGGGCACGCCGCAAAAGAGCCGGACAATCCCACGGACGGGCAGGTCTTCTTGAAAGTCATCAACAGCCAAGTACCCTACAGCAGCGAAAGCGTGCTGGAAGTGTACAACGAGACATTGGGGAGCTGGTCGGCGGTGGAGCTGAACTACTGCAAGATCGAGGCAACGGGCATCGGAAAGGATTTTGCGGTGTGGGACACGGTGACGATCAGCGGCATCGGGGCCAACGAAGACGGGTACTGGAAGGAGCTGACGGGGGACCGCGTAGTGTATGCACAGGGAGACGACTTCGTGCAGGTAAAGGCGGAACCCGGTGGCGATTATTTCTACGGGACCCTGACCAAGGAGGGAGATCGTCTCAGCTGGCGGAGCATCGACGGAAAGGGCAGCGGCTTGGAGGGCAGTCCCGAACTGTTCCGGGTGGAGCGGCGGGTGCCAGACCTCGACTTCCTGACCGAATGCGACAACCGGGTATGGGGCTGCTCCAGCCGGGAGAATGTGATCTACGGCTGCAAGCTGGGCGACCCGACCAACTGGTTCTCCTACCGGGGAACGGCTGCGGACAGCTACGCTGTGACCGTGGGCAGCGACGGCGAATTCACCGGCGCCGCCACCTGCATGGGCTACGCCTTATTTTTCAAAGAGAACACTCTGCACAAGCTCTACGGCAGCCGCCCGGCGGATTTCCGGCTGGTGAGCGTCCAGTGCCGCGGTGTGGCGAAATACGCAAGCCGCAGCCTGTGTGTGATCGCGGAAGTGCTGTACTACCTGAGCAACGACGGCGTGATGGCGTGGGACGGCAGCTTGCCCGTGAAGATCAGCGGCGTGCTGGACAGCACATGGCTGATGAACGTGCGCGGTGCGGTGGGCGGCGTGCTGGATACCCGGTACTATCTGCACATGCGGCAGCCCAGCACCGGCGAAACGAGGCTGCTGGTGTACGACACCGAACGGCAGCTCTGGCACGAGGAGGACGTGGCCGGGGACAGCGAAGCCGAGGGCTGGGCTATGTGCTCCACGGGGCGGCAGCTCTACCAATGGGACGGCGCAAACCTCTGGGCCACAGAGCCGAACCGCGAGGCCGACCGGGACACCGACGAGGCCAAAGCGGCGCTGGAAAAGAATGTGGCCTTCGACGCGGTGACCGGCGACATCGGCCTGAACACCCCGGCGGACAAATATGTGAGCCGGGTGACGCTGCGGGTGGATGCGCTGTCCTACAGCGTGGTGAAGCTGCAAGCCAGCTACGACGGCGGGGCGTGGGAGACGCTGGGCGAGGCAGCGGTGCTGAACAAATACACGCGGGTCAACCTGCCCTTTGGGCCAACACGGCACGACACGATGCGCTTGCGGCTGACCGGAACGGGGCAGATCGCGGTGCGGAGCGTCGCCTTTACCATGGCGGACAGCCGGGGCAACCGGGTGGCCGGAGGAGAACCGAGGAACTGATATGGCGGATATTACACGCTTAGGCGAGATCAGCTTGCCGAAGTTGAGCGAAGACATGAACCCGGAGGATGCGCGGGCCATCAACAACTACCTGATGCAGCTCCGGGATCAGATGCTGTACATGATGCAGAATCTGGACGAGACGAATTTTTCCGACACCATGCGGGACAAGCTCACCGCAATGGGGTTAAAGGTGGATTAAACCTCTCGGCGCGCGGGCAGCGGGCTTGCCCTCTCAGCGCGCAGTCCGCCTGACGGCGGTGCTGCTTGCAGCTCCCCCAGAGATGGGAGCTCTGCTTAGAGGAACCCCTCAGTCTGCGTTGCAGACAGCTCCCCGATGGGGAGCAGTTGAAAATGAAAGGAGACAAGACAAATGGCAAGTGGACAATGGTGGGAATACTGGATTCCCGGATGGAGCGCTGTACGGATAACGCAGGACGTGGTCAACGCGGGAAAGAACTACATAGACAACCGCAAGGCCAGCAACACCGCAACGACGAACCGGGTGAATGCGGCGCAGAGCAACCTGAACAGCCTGAAGAGCCAGATGCCGGGCGCGTACAAAAGCGAGTACGGCAGCCAGATCGGCAGCACGCAGAGCGAACTGAACGACCTGACGAAAAAGGGCTTTTCCTACGACTACACGAAGGACAACGCCTACCAGCAGTACAAGAACCGCTACACCCGCGGCGCAGAGCTGGCCAGCGAGGACGCCACGGCACAGGCGGCGGGCAAGACCGGCGGCTACGGCAACAGCTGGGCCAGCACCAACGGGCAGACGGCCTATCAGAGCACCATGGCGGGGCTGAGCAACGCGGTGGATGACCTGTACAGCCAAGCCTTCGACGAGTACACCTCGAAGAAGAACGACTTGACCACCCGGCTGGAAGCATTGCAGAAGCAGGAGCAGCTGGCGCAGGATGCCTATAACACGAAGCTGAACAATTACTATAGCCAGCTCAACAACGCACAGGCCGAATACGCCGACGCGGTGGGCGAGAAGCAGCAGAACACGGCCAACAAGACGAAGTTCTGGGGGAACGTGGCACAGGTGGGTGCGATGGCGCTGCCGTGGGTGCTGCGGGCGATGGGCGTGCCGATCTGAGTGGCTTGGAAGGAGTGTGACGATATGCTTTTTGATACGTTGAAGCGGAAGAACAAGGCGGAGCAGGAAGAACAGGAATGGAATGCCAACCGCCCGGCGGACTATGTGAGCCAGAACAAGGAGGCTATGGACGCACTGACAGGCCAGATCGGCAGCGGGTACGATGGGAGCGAGCTGGCGAAGGCTTACCAGCAGTACCGCGACCAGACCGCCGACACGGCAGCGGCGGCCGCCGACAACACGCGGGCCAACGCGGCGGCGCTGAGCGGCGGGTACGGCAACAGCTGGGCGGACAGCTTGGCAGCACAGGGACAGGGCGCGGCCACCGCGAACGTGGATGCCGCCCTGACAGCCCTGCGCAGCCGGGCCCTGAGTGAATACCGGAACCGGAAGAGCGGGCTGGTGGAAGCCCTTTCCGGGATGGGAAACACCGAAGCGCTGGATCGCTCGGCATACGGCTCGAACCTTTCGAACTGGTACAACCGGCAGAATTTTTTAGCCAACCAGAGCGCACAGGCCCGGAACGAGAACGACAACTACTGGAACAACCTCTGGAACGGCATCCGAACCGTGGGCAATGTGGCCAAGAGCGCCTACGACGGGTACATGGGCTACACGCAGCAGCAGTGGGAAAATGAGTTTGCGCGGGAACAGTGGGAGTACAACAAGAACCGCACCGATCAGAGCGACGCACTGAGCGCCTACCAACAGGCATTCAACCTGTACACGCAGGGCGCGGGCGACGCGGCCAGCGACGTGCTGAACCGGTACGGCCTGAACGCGGATGCCTTTGCGAATTACACTGGGGCACCCATCACGCGGGACGATCAGGCGAGTGTGCTGAGCACCGCGGCTTCTCTGGTGGCAAGCGGAAATCAGGAAGCAGCGGCCAACCTGCTGAAGATGTACGGCATGGACGCCAGCGCAGCGGGCAATTACGGCACGCTGACGAGCCGACTGCTTTCCACCGCTGCGGCCAAGGCGGCGGCCACCAAGACGGGCAGCAGTTCGGGCTCCGGGAGAAGATCTTCGGGCAGCAGCGACAGCTCCGGCGTGAACAACCACGGTTATACGAACGCCCAACTGTTGCAGATGTCGAATACCTACAGCAGCATGAAGGACAGCGACCCGCAGAAGGGCTATTACAAACAGGTGTTGACTGATGCGGGATATATGGAACCGGAGACGGTGAGCGGAACGGGCAGCTATAAGCCGAGCTATGCGGCAGTGGACGCCGTGAGCGGTGCGCAGAAAGCAAACAACAGAAGCACCGGTGCGGTGGGAAAGAGTGGGCAGACGATCAGCCGGGCACAGGTGGCTGCCAATGCGGCCAAGGGACAGTGGGAAAAGGGCGCGGACATGCAGACGATCTATAACAGTCTGCGGCTGCAAGGGTATTCGGAAGCAGAGATCGAACAGGCATTGAATGCGTTGTAATAACAAAAGCACGAGAAAGGACGCACATTATGGCAGTGACCAAAAGTCAGCTTGCGCAATGGAGTAAGGAATACGAAAAGAAGTACCCGGAAAAGAAGAACACGGAAGCAGCCAAGACAGCGGCCAATGGCACGAATACGGTGCGGCCCAAGGCAGAGCATGTCACAAAAGCGCAGCTTGCGCAGTGGAGTGCGGAGTTTGACGCCGGACAGGCAGCAAAGCAAGAGCAGGAGAAGAATGCACTGAGCTCCAAGGCGTTTGACGAATACCGGGCAAACAACAATCTGGGTTTTGCGGACGAGATGGACAGCCGGAGAGACTGGGCTGACGGGCGTGCCCTCTCCGCGCCCCGTCCGGCTGACACCGGCGCGTCGCGCAGCTCCCCCGAAGTGGGAGCTCGGCTTCAGGGAACCCCTCGGTCTGCTTCGCAGACAGCTCCCCGATGGGGAGCGACGGCGATGGATGCGCTCAGCCCGGAAGCGAAGTGGGGCTTGCCGACGCAGAACGTTCTGGAAAAGACCGACAGCGGCGCGGTGGCATACGGGGACAGTCCGGCTCAGAAACTGAAAGTCAGCTATGCGCCCTACAGCCAGAAGGACGAATTCGACCGGCTGAATGAGTGGTTCGACCAGCCGCGGAATCAGGAACTGGTGGGCAAGCTGTTGGAACAGAAGAGCGGCTTCACGACCTACGCGGAGCAGGGTACGAGCCGGAACGCCGCCAGCGCCGGAGACGGGAGCATTGACCCCTTCCGCACGGCGGCGGGGAAAAGCCAGAGCGGCGCGAAGTACACCGACGACGACCTGAGAAAGCAGGGCTACAGTGCGGCGGAAATTGCACAGGCAAGGGATTACCTGACCCGGTACGACGCCATCCCGGAATGGAAGAAACAGGCCCGGCGGGCGGGCAACACCATCGGCGGCATTGCGGACAGCGCGGCGGGCAGCGCGGTGATGACCGGCGAGACGGCGGTACAGAGCGCCAAGAACATTGCGGACACCCAGAAGAACTGGGCCAAAGTGCAGCAGGAGATCAAGGGCGATGAGCGGGCGGAGAGGCTGTTCCAACTGCTGACCGACGTAGACATGGACTACAACCCCGTCTACCCGGAAAGCCGGAACCGCGACCTCGTGCTGATGGGCTACGGCTCGGAAGAGATCCGGGAGATGCGGGACCGGCTGGCGGGGCTGGAAGTGAACGACGGCATCGACCCGGAAACCAGCGTTGGCTACCAGCTCTATAAACGCGGGCAGGAGCTGACGGGAGCTGCCCAGAGCGGCCTGACCGAGGGGAGCCGGGCGGTGCAGGGAGCTGTGAGCAGCGCGGCGGAGAACCTCGCCATCAGTTCCATCAACCCGGCGGCGGTGCTGCCGGTGCTGAGCTTACAGGGCGCGGGCGACGCCATGGGCCAGAGCATCGAGAAGGGCGAGAGCGCGGGCAAGACGCTGGCGGGCGGCGCACTGAAGTTCGGCGCGGGCTGGGGCATCAACTCCGTGGGCGCGGCCGACCTTGCCAAGACCATGGGTTCGGACTACGCCAAGGACACGTTGGCCGGGCAGATCGCGGCCAAGATCCAGAGCCTTGTGGGGGATGCACCCTTCGCAAAGGCCCATCCGACAGTGGCGGCAGCGCTCTCCGGCGGCATCGACAATGCCATGCAAGCCTTTGTGGAAAGCTATGCCGACAAGGCCATCGACGCGGCGCTGGGTAACGAGAAAGCGGCGCAGAGCCTGTTTACCACGGATACCCTGATCGCCGCGCTGGAAAGCGGCCTTTCCGGCGGAGCCTCCGGCGCCATGGGCGGTGCTGTAGGCTCCGCTCTGGCGAAGTACAACGACGGCAACGCCAGCCTGTTGGGACAGGCGGAGTATTACGATCAGCTCGACAAGTACGAGAAGGCCGTGGCGGCGGAGAAGAAACGGCAGCAGCGGGTGGAAGAGCCGGGAATGGAGAGTGAGCAGCAGACGGCACAAGAGGCTGCGAAAGCCGACAGCGGGCTTGCCCTCTCAGGCGCTTCGCGCCAGATCCCCCAAAGTGGGAGCCCTTGGCAGGACGGTGGGGCTGTGCGGAATGAGCAAAGCTCGACGGCGCAGAAAAGCGAGGGCTCCGAGGCAGAGGGATTGAAGAGTGACAACCCTGCGGTGCGGCAGTATGCCAAGGTGGTGCAGGAGAATGCGCTGACCGGAAAGACCATCAACCTGTTTACGCCGGAGGCTGGGAACGAAGCAAATCGTGCAGCATTTGAGGAAGCCTATGGGGTACAACTTCCCGGTACAGCAGCAGCGACCCGGCGGGCATTGCGGCAGGTGGCCGAACAGGAAACCGCCGCAAGAAATGCAGCGAACGCGGAACAAAATGCGGCGAACGCTGCAAAGCCGGAAGCGGAGCAGACCGTGGAAAACGCCGGGGAAACGGTGGAAACCGCCCTCTCCGTGCTCCGTCCGGCTGACAGCGGCGCGTCGCGCAGCTCCCCCGAAGAGGGAGCTCTGCTTCAAGGAAGCCCCACGGAAGAGAGCGCTGCGACAGAGGGCAGAGAGTATGCGGACGTAGACCGGAAGGTTGACCCGGCGGGGCTGGACGCGGCGGACGAGGGAAGCGGGCAGATGCGGGAGACCTACGGGCTGCGGGAACCCAGCGGCCAGACGGCCCGGCAGAGCGAGGTACAGCGCCAGTTGGAGCAGTGGGGCGTGGAGAGCGGCAAGACCAAGGCCGCGCAGGACATCAGCCAGAAGCTGCCCGCCAACGTGGATGCTGATCGGTATGCCGCCGCGGTTTCAACGATCTACCATCTGGCGCAGATGGACGAGGTGAAGAGCTTCGACGACGCGCTGCGGCTGGCGGGTGTGATGGACAATACTGCCCTGAATGTCAACTATATTCTGGACAGCGGCGAGGGCGGGCGGATCGCGCTGAATACCGCCTACCTCTACGGTGCAGACACCAAGGAACAGGCGGGCGGCTACGGCGGCGGCCTGACCGACCAGAGCACGAGCGGACAGGGGCTGGTCTACTATAAAGGGACGCTGGATCACGACGGCACCGACATGGGCAGCCGGATCATCGAGCTGAACGCCGCCGCCACCGGCACCGACGCTGTGCTGAAGAACGTGCTGCAAAACAATCCGAACGTCCGGGCCTATGTGAACAGCGAGACGGCCCGTATTTTCTTCGGGGACAGCGTCAGCGACATTTTCGGCACCGTGCTGCACGAGGACTACCACTGGTATAACTCCCTCGACCAAGCGGGCGCAAAGAGCTTGCAGGACCATGCCCTGACCTACCTTGCCCAGATGGACGGCTACGAGAGCGTGGACGAGATGATCCGGGACAAGATGGACGTGTACGCCAGCCAGAAGCTTACCTACGAACAGGCAGCCGAAGAGCTGGTGGCAGATGCGTGGCGGGGGATCTTTGCGACGGAAGCGGACTTCAAGCGCTGGGTGGAATTCCAGCGCGGACAGGCCGAGAAAAATGCGGGCGTGAGGGGTTCCATCCACAAGGTGATGAACCGGGTGAAGAATCTGCTGAGCGACATCATCAGCCGGGCCAAGGAAGTGCTGACCATCGACCCCGGCAACGCCGCCGCCCTGAAGGCAAAGCGGCTGGCCGAGGCCCAGAGACGGACCTTGCAAGACGAATACTTCGCCCACGCCGAAAAGGCCATGGACACCCTGCGGACAGCAAAAGAAAACGCCGCAGCTCTCAAGACCGAGAGCGCGGCGGAACAGCAGGGGGTGAGGTTCTCCATTCAGAAAGACGCCGACGGAGAAAGCTACATCAAAATAGATGAAGATATCCTGAAAGGTGTATCGCGTGAAGAATGGAAAACTGTTGTAAAGCAGACCATCAAAGAACGGTATCCAAATGGCTTCGAGCGGAACGGCTGGACTATTTTGAATAGCAAAGAAGGCCGTAAGGAATTTGTGTGGTCGAAGTACACTAAAGGCTTGCAGTGGGAAAATGGTGCAGCATATGCAGATAAAATGCGGATGGCTGCAAATTTAGATGAAATCATTCAAATTGCAGATGAAGTTTATAGGGAACCGGCTTTCCACAAGAATGCGGAATCCTATAATCGTGGAAAATTTGAAATTCAGGTAGGTCAGAATTTCTATGAGGCGGATGTGTTGACTGCAATCAAGGCAGATGACCGGGAGATTTTTTACGATATAGTCAATATAAAGCCTATAGAAAAAGAGACCTCCGGCAAAGCCCACATGGAATCCGAAGATTCGGGGAGCAGCGGGTCGGAGGTCTCTAAACAGAGTATAGCACAAGATTCCGCCGAAAGCAAGAGAACCGACGAACCTGTGAAGAAATCGGTGCGGTTTCAGATGAGCGCACCGGTGGAGGTGGACAGCCAGAAGGATCTTGTGGCCGTCCACAACCTGACTGAAGAAAATCTGCGGGAAGCGCTGGAGCTGGGCGGGTTGCCATCGCCTTCCATTGCGGTGGTCAAGGCACAGGAAGGCCATACCCAATACGGCCCCATCTCGCTGGTGTTCAACTCCGATACCATTGACCCCATGGTGAACCGGGCCAATCGAATCTATGGCTCCGACGCATGGACCCCCACCCGGCCCAATGTGGAATACGAAGTGCACGCGGACAAGGCAGTGAAGCTGAACAGCGAACTTGCACAATTGAGCCGACAAACCGCTGGCGGCGCATTTGCGCGGGGAAATGTGCTCAGCGGAACGCTGGACATGGAAGCGTCCGGGAAGAGCCCGAAGCAACTGGCAGAGAGCCTTTCCCGGAATGATGCGGTCAAGGCGGCCTATCTGGCAGACAAAGGCGAAACCGTGCAGGTGGTGACAAAGCAGGAGGTGCGTTTTACCGAAAGCCAGAAAAAGCGGTATGAGAAAATCATGGAGGCCCTTGGCGGAGAAGCTGTCCTGCGGGACATCGTGGAGTCCGACGTGGTGAACGGAAATCACGATAAATCCAATGCCGTGCTGAATGAAGTGCGGGAAGCAGAAAAAAGCTGGGCTATGGAAGAGTTTGGCTGGAGCGAAGAAAAGGCGCAGACCAAAGCCGACCGGCTGATCGCACCGATGCTGCGGGCCAGACTGGAAAACGCATATGAATATGTGACGACCAAAGATATGGCCGGGAAAACCGTGCAGGATACGGAAGCGATGCAGAAGGAGTTACAGCAGAAAGCCCCGGATGCTGATGTGGAAGAGTGGCTGCTGCCGAAGATGGAGGGTATTCTGGGAAAAAAGGGAATCCGAAATGAGAAGGACCCCTATACCAGAACCGGAAACCGGAGAAGCTTTGCCCAACTGCACAACCCCTACACGTTGCAGAATCTGGTGGAGGCCATGAACCAGCAAAATGCACGCGGAGAAGGCGCATGGGGCCTTTCGGCAAACACTCTGATGAGCACGGCCACGGCAGAATATCAGAATCTGGACGAAGTGCGGGCAGACAAAGGCCGCTTGCAGCAGATGCCGGCGGAGGAGTACAAGGCACTGCTGGAACAGGCCGACGGCCAGATCGAAGAAGTCATCAGCCGCATCCGACAGGAGACCGCTGCACATTCGGACAGCGGCTATGGGGAGCGGGAAATCCTCGGCGACATCCTGTTGCGGGCCGCACAGGGAAAGCAGACCATGGCAGCGGTCAGCAAGGCATTTTCTAAGGAAGGCTATACCATCAGCCGGGAGACGGCAAAGCAGATCGTGGCGCTGTACAAGACCATCGCAGACATTCCCACCGGGTACTTTGAGGCGAAACCTCAGCGAGCCGTGGAGTTCGACGAGGTGCGGGCGGCTATTGTGCCGGACAATGCTTCGGCGGCGCTGCTGGACAGCCTGAAGGAAAAGGGCGTGACCGTCTACGAGTACAAAGCCGGGGATGATGCGCAGCGCACGAAGGTACTGAACCAAGTGCCGAACGTCCGCTTCCAGATGGCCGAACAGGCTGACCGGGATGCGAAGCGGAACCGCCAGCGGCAAGCCAACCGGACCATTGCGGACAACAGCGCGGCCATCAAGACGCTGACCGAGATGATGGGCCTGACCCGCGGGGTGCGGGTGAGCGACGACAGCATTCTGGGCGTGGCAGAACGGCTGGTAAAGGCCAGCGGCGCGAAGGGCAAGGCCGACACCGAGCGTGTGGCCCGCGAGATGCGCACCCTGATCGAGTACATGAAGACCGAAGGGGCCGACATGAACAAGGCGCAGGGGCTGGCCGAGACCATTGCCGGGGAGATCCTCGACGAGGCGACTTATCGGAATACGGAGCTGTGGCAGCAATACCCGGAATACCACGAGCTGAGCTACACCGTGGACAAGAACGGCAAAGCCAAGGCGGAGCTTGTGCGCCAGTACGGAAGCTGGAGCGAAGCGGTGGCCGAGGCCCGGAAGCACGGCGTGAAGCTGCGGCAGGAGGAAGGACACCGGGACGGAAACCCGGCGGAAGAATACGAAGCCATTGTGAACGATACCCGGAGCATGGGCGGCACAAAGCAGGGCGCAGCGGAATTGTTCCGGGGAGCCGCCAAGGCAGCGGGCGTGGACGGCGCGGCCAGCATGGAGAGCACCGAGTGGCTGGATGTGCTGATGAACGTGCACGACACCATCAAGCCAAAGATGATGAGCCGGTTCGCGGATGTGGCTGAGTACGAAGATGCCAAGGTGGAGCTGGCGGGCCGGATGATCGGCGACTTGTTGAATGTGAACGAGATGAACGACGCACAGGCCATCTTCGATTCCTTCCAGCAGTGGCAGCGCCGGGCCGCAGCGGCAGCAGCCGGAGACGAAACCAGTGCGGCCAAGGCTGTGAAAGACCTGCGGGCTGTGCAGAAGGAGCAGACGAGAGAATTCAACCGGCGTTTGGCGGAAAACCAGAAAGCCGGGAACCAGAGCGAAGCAGTGCAGCAGATGCAGGAGCAGCAGCGCCGGAATGCCAAGGCAGAAGCGATGCTGGATGCCAATCTGGATGCACTGGGCGTGGACATCACCAACTCCGGCGACATGGCCGAGAAGCTGGATGTGCTGAAGGAAGCCTACGAACGGGAATGGAGAGCCGAGAAAAAGCGCCTGAAGGAAGAGCGGCAGCAGATGTTGGACGAGATCACGCTGGAAAACAAAACTCTGAAAGCGGAGAACCGGGATCTCGCCCGGCAGGTGGCCAACGAGCAGCGCCGGGCTGACCGGGCGGAGTACAGCCAGATCGTGCAGGAGCGCGAGATCATGGAGTGGGAAGCCGAAAACCAGAAGAAAGCCGAAGCGTGGCAGCAGAAACAGGCCCAGAAAAATGCCATTGCGGTGGAAGTGGCCCGCCAGCAGCGGGACGAGGACATTGCCGTGGCAAAAGCACTGGCCGAAAAGCGGGTGCAGCGGGCGCGGGACGGACGGAAGGCTGATGAGCTGAAGCGGAGCATCCGGAACAACGCCGCCCAATTGAATCAGATGATCCTGCGGCCTTCGAAGGGCAAGTATGTGCAGCCGCGGCTCATCCAACAGGCGGCAGAGGTGGCGAAGCTGGCGGATATGGCCGTTCTGAACGATGCGGCGGTGCGGAAGCTGACGGCGCTGGCCAACACCATCAGCCAGACGCAGGGCACGGCCAGCGACCCCAGCAGCCTTGCCTACGACTGGGAACAGACCGGTGTGCCGAACCTCATCCAAGCCTTACAGGCCGACATGATGAACGCGAAACAGGCGCGGCTGGACCGGCTGCACCAGCAGTTGACCGAGGCCGAGGCGCTGGGCGACGGCGAAAAGGCCGAGAGGCTGCGGGACCGGCTGAAGGCCCGTATCAGGGAGACGGAGAACCGCACCTATCTGCCTATGACGGTGGAGCAGCTGCGGATGCTGAAAGCCATCACGGCGGGGACGCTGCACGTGATCCGCACCGAAAACAAGACCCTGAGCCTTGCCAAGACCGAGGAAGTGGACGCTTTTGCCCAGAAGGCCGGGCTGGAAGTGCTGGCCGCCAAGGGAAACGAGAGCGGCAGAATCCGGGATGCACTGACCAAATACAATCTCGACATGCTGGGCGCGAAGCGGGTGTTCCGGATGCTGAGTGGCTACGCCAAGAACAGCCAGATGGAAAAGCTGGCCGACATGCTGAACCAAGGCCAGCTCCGGCAGACCCAGATCACGGTGGAAGGCACCAAGCTCTTCGACAACGTGACAGGCAAGGCCAACCTCAAGCAGATGGAGCGGTTCGCTGGCCCCGGCGCGGAGCTGGTGGACATCGGGCTGACGGACGCAAAGGGCAAGGCCGTGCCGCTGACCCATGGGCAGCTGTGCAGCCTGTACATGCACTTGCAGAACACGGACAGCCGGGAGCACCTGCTCAACGGCGGCCTGACTCTGCCGGACACAACGCTCTACAACGAGGGTGACATCGAGCGGGCCTACCAGAAGGGGCAGACCGTGAGGATCGGAATGCTGACGGGGGCCGACGGAATGCCCATGGCCGACACCATCCTGAACACCGTGGAGAATGCCCTGACCGACTACGACCGGAAGTGGATCGAGGACATGAAGGGCTTCTTCGGGGACTACACCACGAACCTCATCAACGAGACCAGCATGAAGCTGGTGGGATTCCAGCGGGCGACGGTGAAGAACTACTACCCCATCGCGGTGGACAAGGCCCAGCTGGCCAGCGAGATCGAGGGCCTGAAGCTGGACGCCACCATCGAAGGACGCGGAATGCTGAAGGAGCGCGTGAAGAGCGGCTTGCCCATCCTGCTGGAAGAGTGCAGCAGCGTGGTGCAGCGTTCTTTGCGGGACACAGCGGCCTACGCGGGCCTTGCAGCCCCCATCCGGGACGCAAACCGCATCCTGAACGCGAATGTGGAGACAGAGGACGGCATCCAAAAGCTGAAGAGCGGCGTGCTGAAGGAACATTGGGGACGGGACGCGGTGAACTACGTGGATTACCTGCTGACCGACTTGCAGACGAAGCAGCGCAAGCGCTCGGACGGCATCGGCCGGGTGATGGGAAAGCTGCGGGGCAACTATGCCGGGGCCATCCTGACGCTGAACCCCGGCGTGGCCATTGCACAGGCGGCGTCCCTGCCCACGGCGGGGGCCGTGCTGGGCAGCGATACCATGGCGGCAGTGCTTCCCTTCGTGAAAAACCTCTCCGGCAAGCAGCGGCGGGCACTGGAAGCGGAGATCAGCGCCCACGGCGACGCGCTGCTGCAATACCGACTGCGGGGCAGCCAGCGCGGAGAGCTGGCGTCCATCGGCGTTTCGGGGAGCTTTGCCGAAAAGGCCATGGACAAACTGCCCAAGGGCTTGACCGGCTGGATCAACTCGATGGACGAGATCACGGTGGCGGCACTGTGGGAGGGTGCGAAACATTATGTGGAACACCACGCGGCAGAGTTTGCCGACGGTGTGGCCACCAAGGGCAGTGACGCCTACTGGAAGGCTGTGAATCAGGTGTACCAGCGCGTCATTGAGGAGACCCAGCCCAACTATACCGTGATGCAGCGGGCGGGCATCCAGCGCAGCGACAACGAGATCACCAAGACGCTGACCATGTTCACCACCCAGCGGTTCCAGAACTACGGCATCCTTGCCGATGCGGTGATGGACTACAAGGCCCAGTGGGCCCGGTACAAGGCAGAGAAGAGCGCCGAGAACAAGGCCGAAGTGCAGCGGGCCGGGCAGAGCTTGCGCAGGGCTGCTGCAAGCCAAGTGATACAGACGGCGGTATTCGCCCTTATGAAGATCGGCGCGGACTTCCTGCTGCATCGGTGGGATCGGGAGCAGGATGAAAACGGCGACGTGACCGCCGAAAGCCTGTGGAACCGGTTTGCGGGGCTGTTCACCGAGAGCGCGGCGGGCAACTTCCTGTTTGGTTCGGAAATCTACAGCATGGTGGGCAACGCAGTGAACGGCACGGACTACGATGTGGTGAGCGCGACCAACATCAGCGCCGTCAACGACCTGTTTGCCGCTACCACGAAGCTGTACACCCTGATCCGGAAGGACACCACCGGCATGGACGAAGAGGAACTGGAAGCCTACCACCGGAAGCTCCGGAAGGCCGGGGTCGATGTGATGGAATATGGGCTGGACATCGCGGGCATCCCGGCGGCAAACGGGCGGAAGATGGTAGAAGCCTTCGCGGCTTACGCGGACGATGTGCAGGGCCTTGCAAATGGCGAAGGGTTCAGCCTGAACGGAACTCCGGCCAGCGCGACCGGACAATACGACCGGCTCTTCAACGCCATTGAGCGGGGTGACGCGGAGGAAGCTGCGGCCGCTCTTGGCAAGCTGGACCAGATGGGCAAGAGCGACAAGGTGAAGGCGGAACTCAAGAAGCGGCTGAAAAATTATGACCCGGACATCGAGACAGCGGCCAAGGCCCGGAACGCGGGCAATGACAGGACCCGGCAGAAGGCGACCAAGGACTGCATCCGGGAACTGTATGCGGGCCTCGGCATCCGGGAGGGCGTCAAAGAGGATGCAGCCAAGCGGGAGGCCATCATCGACCTTGTGACCGGGGCCGTGAACCAGAAGGCCGATGAGCTGCTGGCCGGAGACAAAGACCGGAATGTTTACGATGACCTGACCGACGCACTGGAAGTGGGCCGCGCCAAGGATGTGCAGACAGAGGTCAACCGGCTGCTGACTGCGGGCAAGGACAAGGATGCCATCAAGAGCAAGATCACCGGCGTTGTCAAGAGCGAGTATCTGGCCGGGAATGACCACGACCGGGAGAAGCTGGTGGAGATGCTGCTGCGGCTGGAAGCCGGAGGTGAACCTCTGTACGAAGAGAAAAACTTCGAGAGCTGGATCAAACAGGACGAGAAGAAGCAGGAAGCTGCGGCGGGAGCCGTGGATGAGTGGGCGGAGGTGAGATAAAAGAACGAAGACGCTTCGGCCAAATTGGCCGGGGCGTTTTTGTTTGCCCGGCGGAAAAAGTAGCAAGTAGTCTGGCCCGGCGGGAGATGATACACTGGGGCAGAAGGGAGGAAGAGCATGAGCGAGTTGAACATCAAAGTCCGGAAATCACAGGACAACGGAAGCACCTTCCGGGCAACGCCGGACACCCTGTACATGGGCGGCGTAGGCTCGGCCAAGGTGGACACCCTGCACTTCGAGGTGCCGGAAGAGTGGGCGAGCTGTGCCATCACGCTGCACGTGCAGCGGCTGAGCGGCGCTCTGCCGGACCCGCAGATGCTGGACGAAAACAACTGCGTTGTGGTAGACCGGCGCTGGACACAGGAAAAGCAGGGCAGTTGGATGCTGCTGGCCGTGGACGAGAACGGCTACATCGCCATGACGAAGCCCGGCAAATACACCTGCTATGAGACCATCGACACCAACAGCACCACCGAGACCATCACGCCAAGCGTATACGAGCAGTTTGTGGCGCTGGTGAAAAAATGGGGACAGGCAGCGGTGGACGCTGCAAGGGCGGCAAAGGAATCGGAAGAACGTGCCGCGGGCAGCGCCTCCGCCTCTGCCGGTTCCGCAGCCGCAGCCGCCCGGAGCGAGAGTGCTGCTGCGGGAAGTGCCACAGCGGCCTCCGGCTCGGCCAGCGCAGCGGAGCAAGCCAAAGCGGCGGCGGCGACGTCGGAGGCCAACGCCAAGGACAGCGAGGATGCGGCGAAGGCAGCGGCTGAAGAGGCTGCGGCCAGCAAAGCGGCAGCCGCCACGTCCGAAAAAAAAGCCGACGCCAGTAAGACCGCAGCAGCCCGGTCTGAAGCCAATTCCAAGGCGTACAAAGATGCTGCTGCCACGTCGGAGCGCAACGCCGCTGACAGCGCCTCCGCCTCTGCCGGTTCCGCTGCCGCAGCCGCCCGGAGCAAGAGCGCCGCGGCGGGAAGTGCAACAGCAGCGGCCGGGAGTGCGTCCGAAGCGGCGGGCAGCGCTGGTTCCGCTAAGCAAGACGCCGACCGGGCAGCGGAAGCTGCCAATAATGCAGCCAACGCGGCCACGGACGCGCTGAAGAAAGCCAAGGATGCAGGAGACTTCAAGGGTGATAAAGGTGACATCGGCCCGCAGGGTCCTTCCGGGACCATCATCCGGGCTTACAATATCACACTGCCTGTCGCTGGCTGGGCCGAGACTTCGGACGACGAGGCGAAGGCCGCAGGGTGGAGCTATCAGTGCGACGCTGCCGTGAGCGGCTGCACAGCGGAGCTGGAGCCCAGCGCCACCATCAGCATGGAAAGCGTGCCGGACGCCCAAAAGGCAGGGCTCGGAACCATCTGCAGAACCGGCGCTGGGTATTGCCGCTTTTATGCGGCCACGGTTCCTTCGGCAGACATCCATCTCCGGCTTCTGCTGATGGAGCGGGTCCCGACCTAAAGGAGGCATGTTCTATGGCAATCGGAGCAGTCAACACACTCAGCAGCAAATGGGTGCCGCCTGTTGGCGCGATTATCACGACCAGCAGCTCCGTCAGCCCGGCGGCTGACTATGCCGGAACCAGTTGGGTGCAGATCAAGGACTGTTTTCTCATGGGCGCGGGCGGCAGCTACACGCTCGGCAGCACAGGCGGATCTGCGAGCCACACTTTGAGTGTGGCCGAGATGCCCGCCCACAACCACAGCGGCAGCATCACGGCGACCGGAGATCACACGCACACCGTATCCAGCCTTGGGGGTACAAGTCAAGGTGTCTATTATGCAGCTTCAGCAGAAGGTTGGATGGATACCGCAACAAAAACAACAAGCAGTGCCGGAGCGCATACCCACTCGGTTACGATCGGGAGCAGCGGAAACGGCCAAGCATTCAGCATTCTGAACCCGTATGTTGGCAAATACGTTTGGAGGAGGGTCAGCTGATGGCAATCGGAATGGTAAAAGGTCTGAACGTGGCTGCCGATGCCCCTCCCGTTGGCTTTGTCTGGAAGAGCGCGAGCCCCATCAGCCCGGCTGCAATCTTTGCCGGAACTACATGGTCCCAGCTCAAGGACCGGGCGATCATCGCCGCGGGCGGGGGCTATGCAAACGGGTCTACCGGCGGTCGGGCAAGCGTCACACTTACAACCAAAGAAATGCCCTCGCACAATCACAGCGGCAGTACCTCTTCCGCCGGTGCTCATACACATACCGCCAAAGTCTGTATAGCGAGTAGCACTGATGGTACCATGGCATTTGGCCATATTTATATCGGCAATGCCACGCACACGACATCCAGCGCCGGTGCACACAGCCATAGCGTGAGCATTAGAAATACCGGAAACGGGAAAGCATTCAGCATTTTGAATCCTTACATTGTGCGTTATATGTGGGAACGGATCGGATAGGAGGAAGCTTAAATGACCGGAGCAGTTACCGGAATCGCAGATCCCGGCTGGGTCCCGCCTGTTGATTTTGTGATGGAAATGGCGGACTCCACAAGCCCTGCCGCCATCTATGCACATACGATCTGGACTCAGCTGAAAGACTGTATTGTTTTCGCCGCCGGAGATACTTTTGCCGCGGGAAGCAGCGGCGGGCGTGCCAAAGTTACCTTAACCACAAACGAGCTGCCTACGCATAACCACAGCGGAAGTACCAGCCAGAGTGGAGCGCATACCCATACGATTGCAAGTTCTAACAGCAGCGGGTACAATTTCAACAGCGGCACCACTTATAAGGCGGGTAGTACCACCGTGACTACGTCCAGCGCTGGAAGCCATGGGCACACCCTGACCATTGGCAGCACCGGCAGTGGGCAAGCGTTTAGCATTTTGAACCCGTATCAGGCGGTGAACATCTGGCAACGCGTAGGCTGAGAAAGGAACATCTATGAAAATTATTGACGAAACCGGTGTGGAGTTGACCGAAGCACCCGATCTGAGCCTTGGGCGGCTCATCGACGACGTGGAGATCGTCCACCACGAGGCCATTGCCGGGGTCAAGCAGGTCAGCCATTTCGTCCCCATTGAACACCTCGCCAATGGCAGCACCATTGTGGAGGAAGTGATCGACGTGCCCGGTGTAGACCCGCAGCCCGCATGGGAAGAGACGGTCCCCATCCAGCGGTACATCCGCTACACCGAAGACGAGCTGGCAGAGCGGAGAGCCAAGGAAGAGCACGAGGCAAAAATGGCGCAGATGCCCGAAGCACTGGCCGCCCTGAAAAACGAAAACGAAATGCTGAAGCAGTGCTTGCTGGAAATGAGCGAGACTGTCTATGCGTAAAATCACACAAAAAATCGAAAGGATGGTATTTATGATGGCTATGTTATGGGCACAGGAAATTATGTCCGCTGAGACTACGGAGGATGCAAAGGCTCTGTATGAGCGCTGCCCTCGTCTGCTGAAGGAGAAGGTCAAGGCAATTCTTATCAAGAGCGGCTTTGAGGAAATCACGCAGTAAGGAGGACGATATGGCTGAAATCATGGACGTCTCCCGCTGGCAGGGCCGCATCGACTGGGACGCGGTGAAGCGCAGCGGAAAAATCGACGGTGTGATGCTGCGGGTGTTGGGCAGCAAGGGCGGCAAGCCCTACGTTGACCCGGCCTTCGAGCGCAACTATGCCGCGTGCACGGCGCGGGGCATCCCGGTGGGCGGCTACTACTACACCTGTGCCGTCACGCCCCGGCAAACGGCCGCAGAGCTGGCCGCCCTGCGTGCTGCACTGGCGGGCAAGAACTTCCAGATGCCCATTGCCATCGACGTGGAGGGCGCAAACCTGCGAGCCCTGACCCCGGCCAAGCTGTCCGCCCGCGTGGCCGAAGCCGCCGCCCAGCTCGAAGCGTGGGGGCTGTATGCAATGGTGTACACCTACACCAATTTCGCGGACACCGCCCTCGACATGGCAGCCCTCGCTGCTTACGATCTGTGGATCGCGGACTACCGCGGCACGCGCCCCACTCGCAAGCACGGCATGTGGCAGTACACCAGCAAAGGCCGGGTGGCGGGCATCGACGGCCCCGTGGATCTGAGCAATGCCTACAAGGATTACCCGGCCATCATCCAGCGGGCCGGATTGACAAAAGTGAAGGGAGTATAA